GGTAACGGAAGTTCTAACGGAAATGGGAACGGCGGGAATGGCGCTGGAAATGGTAACGGTGGTTCTGGTGGTAATGGTGGTGGTAATGGCGGTGGCGGAATGGGTGAATCGGTAGTTTACGAAGCATCAAATCCTCGCATACCTCGTAAGAAAGGACAACCAGCAAAATCTAAAAAACACTCTGACTTATATACTGATGAAGATCCTAAAGGAACTATTCATGGACTTGGTTTCAAGGACGTTGCTAAAGCAAAAGCGTCTGTCTCAAAAATCAGGAATTCTTCTAGATCTCATGCTCATAAAATTCAAGCGGCTGTTGCTATGGAACAAAGGGCGAGAGAGATGGGTAAAACCTCTGAAGCAGCAGTCTACAGAAAATATATCAACTCAATGAAAAAGAAAACTAAGAGAATGAATGAATCAGTTGGTCTCATCACGAACGCTGTTGCTGAGTTAGAAGATGGGTTGAAAACTCTTAGTGTCATCACATATGATTCTGTTGACCAGTTGATGCAAGGTATTGCAAAACGCAATGACATATCACCAACTCTTTTACATAATCAATTCAAGGCAAAACACCTTACCATTCCTGATGATTGGGCGATCAGATATCGAATGAACAAAATGAAAGGTATTGAAGAAGCAACAATGACTCCAGCACAAAAGAGAAAAGATACCATGTTGAAGAAAAAATATGATAAGTCTGATATGAAGAAGAGTATGCAGAAACAGTATGGTAAAGAAGAAGGTAAACAGGTTTACTTTGCAACGATTCGCAAACAGGCCATGGAAGGTATCGAAGATGATAAATATAATGTAAGCGAAGAAGGTCTTCGTGATTGGTTTGGTAAATCAAGTGGAACTACCAAATCTGGGCGTAAGGTAAGAGGATGGGTTCAAGTTGGTGGTAAGTATGATGGAAAACCATGTGCAAGACAACCTGGCCAGAAATCAACTCCTAAGTGTGTGTCATCTTCCAAGAGAAGATCTATGAGTAAGAGTGAAAGAGATAGTGCTGCAAGAAGAAAGAGAGCCGCTGATCCAAATCAACCACAGAAGTCAGGTGCAGCAAAACCAACTAATGTTTCTACTGATCCAAAGAGAAAAATGAAAGAGAATTATTTTAATCGAAATAAAGTAGTCGAAGGATTTAAGGGATATGCAGACCTTAGCCATATGGAGACACCAGAACAAAAGAAAGCAGCAGAAGAAAGATTAAAAAAATTCACGGCAAATACCTATCGTGAACAAAAGAAAAAAGAGAAAAAGGAGAAAAAAGATACAAAAGAATCTTTTGTAAATGAGGCTAAAGATAAGAAAGGCAAGGGTAGTGGTACAAAAGACGCCTGTTATCATAAGGTTAAGTCAAGATATTCTGTATGGCCAAGTGCATATGCATCTGGTGCTTTAGTGAAGTGTCGTAAGGTTGGTGCAGCAAACTGGGGTAATAAGTCGAAGAACGAAGGATTTTCACCAATGCAAGTTGCAGCACTTGAAGTTGCTGGTATGATTGAGATTAAAGAGGGTCAAAAGTGTTGGAAGGGATATGAGAAGAAAGGCACTAAGATGATGTTTGGTAAGAGATATAATAACTGTGTGAAAAAGAAGTCAACCAAAGAAGAAGTTGAATACACTAATGAGGGTGTTGCATTTTTAAAAAGAGAGAAGGAAAAAAAAAAATCTAAGTCGGAATATTTAAGTCAGAAAGACGCTGGTAAATTAGCAAAAAGAAAAATGGCTAAGAAAGACCAAGAGAAGGTCAACTTCTTAGAACCAGAGGAGACTAATGAATCAAAAACTCGTCTTGTAAAAAATGGTCATACATACAAAGTTGTATTGACTTGGAGAGGTAAAACATATATGGTTCAGATGTTTGTTCCATCTGTATCCAGACCAACTCGTCAACAGATAGAAAAAGAAGTTCAAAAACTATATCCTGATGCAAAGGTATTGTCATTCTTACCTAGAGATCTTGAACCAGGCGAACCCACTGTGATGATGGGTGAAGAAAAAAGAGATGAGTATGGTGATATAGTTGGTGGCCCAAAAATGTCGAAAAAGGAAAAAGAAAAAAATCTTAAAAAGAATGAAAAGGATGAGGATCATACGACCACAACTAACGAAGAGACTATTAATGAAATAAGTCCAGCTAATCCCACTAGAATTAAACAACCTAACCCATATTCATTAGGAAATAAATTAAAAATGGTGATCAAGGGTATCGCTGAAAGAGAAAGAAGCAAGGCGGGTGTTACTAAAGAAGAAACTATTTCTGAAGATGACATGAAGGGTATGAGTGTCAAGTCTGGACATAAAAGACCCACAAAATCAGGAGCTGGTATGACACAAAAAGGTGTTGAGGCATATCGTCGTCGTAATCCTGGCTCAAAACTTAAAACTGCTGTCACAGGTAAAGTAAAGAAAGGATCTAAGGATGCGAAGAGAAGAAAGAGTTACTGTGCAAGAAGTGCTGGTCAAATGAAGAAGTTTCCAAAGGCTGCAAAAGATCCAAACAGTCGGTTGAGACAAGCACGAAGGAGGTGGAAGTGCTAATGAAAACTTTTAAACAATTTCAAGAGAAACTTACACACATCAGTGTCCCTCTTAGAAAAATAAAAAAAGACATTAAAAGTCAACCTGGCGATAAACCATATATACAAGAACCTGGCAAACCACCTAAAATAATATGAAAACATTCAAACAATTCAGAGAGGGTTACATGGGCCCAGCAGTTACTCCAAAAAATTATGAACCTAAAGATACCATCATAAGAACTACGGATGTTAAAATGAAAAGTGCAGAAAAATTTAGAAAAGGAACTGGTTTCAATCTTCCCATTCCTATAACTAAAAAGAAAACTGCGATTAAAACAGTATAAAATTTTTTATTTATTATGTCTGATACTGTATATCTCGGTAATCCCAATCTAAAGAAAGCGAATGTAAAAGTTGAATTTACTCAAGAGAATATTGAGGAGTTCATCAAATGTAAGGATGATCCTGTTTATTTTGCAAAAAATTATATCAAGATTGTTTCTCTTGATGAGGGTCTAGTTAATTTTAATCTATATCCATTTCAAGAAAAATTAATCAATAATTTTCACAACGAAAGATTTAATATCTGTAAGATGCCTCGACAGACTGGTAAGTCTACAACTGTAGTATCTTATTTGTTGCATTATGCTGTGTTTAATGATAATGTAAATATAGCAATACTTGCAAACAAGGCATCAACTGCTCGTGATCTTTTAGGTAGACTGCAACTTGCATATGAAAACTTACCTAAATGGATGCAACAAGGTGTTCTTGTTTGGAACAAAGGTTCTTTAGAGTTAGAAAATGGATCCAAAATTCTCGCTGCGTCTACATCTGCATCTGCTGTCCGAGGTGGATCCTATAATGTCATCTTTCTTGACGAGTTCGCTTTTATCCCAAATCACATTGCTGACCAATTCTTTGCATCTGTTTATCCTACTATATCTTCTGGACAAAGAACAAAAGTCATAGTTGTATCCACACCACATGGTATGAATCATTTCTACCGAATGTGGCATGACGCTGAAAGAGAGAAGAATGAATATGTACCAACCGAAGTTCACTGGTCTGAAGTGCCAGGCAGAGATTCATATTGGAAAGAACAGACAATCGCAAATACATCAGAACAACAGTTTCGTGTTGAGTTTGAGTGTGAGTTTCTAGGGTCTGTTGATACTCTGATTAGTTCTGCAAAATTAAAATCATTAGTATATGATGAACCGATTAAGAGTAATCGTGGATTAGATATCTACTTTGAACCGATTAAGAATCATGATTATGTAATTACAGTTGATGTGGCTCGTGGTGTGGGTATTGATTACTCTGCCTTTGTAATCACGGATATCACATCATTTCCACATAAGGTGATTGGTAAGTATAAGAATAATGAAATCAAACCAATGTTGTTTCCCAGTATCATTGTAGATATTGCAAAGGCATACAATAATGCTTTTATTTTATGTGAGGTAAATGATATCGGAGACCAAGTTGCGAGTATTATTCAGTATGATTTAGAGTATGATAATCTCTTACTTTGTTCAATGAGAGGTCGTGCTGGTCAGATTGTAGGACAAGGGTTCTCAGGTAAGAAAACACAACTTGGAGTGAAGATGTCCAAGACTGTAAAGAAGGTAGGGTGTTCTAACTTAAAAACTTTGATAGAAGATGAGAAGATAATATTCAACGACTATGATATTATATCTGAACTTACTACATTCATACAGAAACACAACTCATTTGAAGCAGAGGAAGGATGTAATGATGACCTTGCTATGTGTCTGGTGATATATGCATGGTTGGTTCAACAAGAGTATTTCAAAGAACTTACAGATCAGGATGTAAGAAAGAGAATATATGAAGATCAAAGAGATCAAATAGAACAAGATATGGCTCCATTTGGTTTTATATCTGATGGATTAGAAGATGAAAGTTTTGTTGATGGAGAAGGAGATCGTTGGTATGCTGATGAATATGGTGATCGTTCTTACATGTGGGATTATAGATGATTAGACTTTTAAAATTATTAGGAAATATTGTTGACCCAAGTTGGTGGGCAGATCTTATTGGTGAAAAATCAGGAGCATATGAGCGTGCAAGAAAACCAAATAAGTTTAAAGAATGGAAGTTAAAACAACCTTTATGGAAA